GTGATGACACGATCAACAGTGAGCTATGTCCATTGCGACTACTGCCCCCGCAAGGCTAATGAGCATGTGGCATACAGGACGTTCGGCTACATCTCCGACGGTGCGGGACTCATGACGGACTTCTGCGACTCGCCAGAGTGTGTGGCACACGCTCAGGAGGTGGCGTGCAACAGACCCTCCGCACAGATTTTCTATCCACGAACCATCAACCCTGAAGGAAAGGCATCATGAACACCGCAGTCATCACACTGGGACACGACGGAATTCGCTTCAACATCGACGGCGTGGTCACGTTCGTTTCGAACGCCGCCTATCTCGCTGAGGCTCACGCCAGGCTGATCATCTCCGCTCGCGAGGGAGCGGAGGCAATGAGTGTCGTCGCCGACGACCTTGCGCGGCTACGGAACCGCATCCCGCAACTGCTGGTGACTCACGATGAGACGCCGGAGCCGATCAAGAAGTTCCTGCACGACTTTGCAGACAAACTCGACTCGCTGTCGGCGGCGGTGGTCGACCTGCAACGAAAGGTGGGCTGACGATGATGACGAGCCACGTCGCCGATGAACTCGATGAGCTGATCGTTGCGGCGGCGGTGCTCGTCGAACGGATCGAGTCCGCGGCTGCATCGTCGTCGGCGGCGGCCGAGACAGCGGCGGTGGTGGCGTCGCCAACGAGGCCGAAGAAGACACGCTCACGGAAGCAGGCGACCAAGCGGTTGGACCGCGAGGCGGATGATCAACTGGCCCATGTGACGCTAACAAAAGCGGAGTGGGCCGACCTGGTGAACGGGCTGGGGACCGGGGCGGAGCCGCTGGCCCGGGCCTGTCGGGATGCGATCGCGACCGCCTGCCAGAGGCAGAGCGGACGGATCACCATCTGGCACCGGACCGATGGGTTCGGCCGGCTGCTGGCGGCGATTCTGGACCGGGGGTCGGCGGCGGCCCGCCGGGTGGGGGCGGACGTGTCCGCCCAGGTGTTTCGAAACTCAAAAAAAGGACGATGAGACGATGGCGACGACCACGAAGACGACCAAAGCGACCAAGCGATCACGCGCGAAATCAGCAGCGCCCGGCACCGTGCCAGCGGCGATCAATCAGACNNCCGCTGGCCGGCGGCGGTGGCCGCTCGGTCCACGTCCTGTGTACCGACGCCAAGCTCAAGGTCGATCTCGACTGGCGAGGGTCGCAGGCCTCCGAGTCGGCGGCCCTGATCGAGGCGTTCACCGCAATCGAGGCGTGGGTGCAGCAGATCCGCGAAGAACAGCGAGGTCCCGATCGATCGCGGCTCCTGACGGTCCTCGATCAGCTCCGAGCGCATCGCCGGCAGTTGATCGTCGAGGGTGTGCCGGAGACACTGAGCGACGCTGAAGCGAAGGAGCAGGCGGTCGATGAGTTCGCCGCGGCGGAATCCAATGGGGACGGCACCGCCTGGTCACTGGCACAGTGGACCGCCAGGCTCGGCGAACGGGTGGACCTCGAGGCCTGGCAAGCGCGGGTCGATCCCGGGATCGTCGAGGAGTCTCTGGCGGGCTGGTATCACGACGGTCTGACGACGAGCGAGGCGGCCCAGGAGATCGAAGGGGACATCACCGGCGCGATGGACCTGAGCGACGATGAGCCGGCGGCGGAGGGGGCCTTCCTCCAGGAGCTGCCGCTCGAGCAGATCGCTCCCTCGCCGCTGAATCCCCGCCAGACCATGGATGAGGCAGCCTTGCAGGAGCTGGCCCAGTCGATCCAGACGCTGGGGCTGTTGCAGCCGATCGTGGTCTGCCGCGCGGCAGGCGAGCGGCCCTACGAGATCATCGCCGGCGAGCGCCGGTATCGCGCGGCCGCGCTGGCGGGGCTGACCACGATCCTGTGCCGCGTGCTGGACTGCACGCCCGAGCAGGCGCTGGAACTGCGGGTCGTCGAGAATCTCCAGCGGGAGGATCTGCAGCCGATCGATGAGGCCCGGGGCTTTCAGTCGCTGCTGGATCGCTGCGGGTACTCGCAGCGAACACTCGCCGAGCGACTGGGAGTCAGCCAGGGGCACGTCGGCAATCGCCTGGGGCTGCTGCGGCTGCCGGAGCCCTGGCAGCAGCGGATCAGCCGCGGCGAGATCAACGCCACGATGGCCCGCGAACTGATCCCCTGGGTGGAGCGGCCGCCAGTACTGGAGGAGGTCGCGCAGGAGCTGGAACTGCGGGTCGTCGAGCGGCTCTCGACGGCGGACTTCGCGGACCTGGTGCGCACTGTGGTCCGCGAGCAGACGCTGCCAGTGAGCAAGGGAATGTACTACCGCTATCAGGTGGCCAACGGCACCTGGCGGTCTGGCGCGGTGCTGTTCACGGCCAAGGATCTGGTCCGCTGGGGGGCCGAGCTGGACATCGTCGAGGTCCCAACGAGAGACGGAGAGGGGACCGAGCCGCGGGCGTTCGCGCGGGAGCGGTGGATCGAGCTGCATGGGACGCTCGAGGCCAAGGCGGCGAAGCGTCAGCAAGCGCAGCAAACGCCACAGTCGGAACGCTCGTCCGAGGCTCCGAGTGAGAGCGACGGTGAGTCCGCGGCGGAGCAGGAGCAGCAGCGGCAGCAGCGGGCGGCCGTCAAGCTCCGGGAGTCGATGGCCCGCTACGTCGTCCGCTGGTACCAGGGGCAGCTGCTCGATCGGCTCGACGACGAGGGGAGCGGGGCCCAGTTGGAGGGGGAGCATCTGCTGCGCCTGACGCTCTACTTTGGCGGGCGGTATGGCTCGAGCCAAGGCATCCATCATGATCGGCGGGACTCGCTGCTCGACGCCCTGCAGGAGGAGCGGGGGGAGACACGCCGGCTCGACATTGACCAGCTCTGGGGGACACTGGCCCAGGCGGAGGAGCCGGAGCTGTGGCGAGTGCTGGCCGGCACGCTCCGCCGCTGGCTGGAGCGTGATCCGTTTTCCAACTATGCCGACCTGCGGGCCGAGGATCTACCAGCCATGGCCAGGTCGCTGGCGATCGACCTGCCCCGCCACTGGCGCGTGGAGGATCGGTTCCTCGCGCTGCATACCCGCGAGCAGCTGGAGACGCTGGCCCGCGGGTGGAAGATCACCCTCTCCGGCGGCAAGCGAGACGAAGTGATCGCCGAGATCCTGGCGGCTGATCAGGCCCGCCGACTGCCACCCCCGAAAGATTTACTGGCCGCGGCGAAGGCGAGCCAGCCGCGGTGATCCGGCGGCTCACGAGAAATCTCGAAAATCTTTCCAGATTTTCTACCGCCACACGTTTACACATGACGATTGATGTGTATAATAGAGGCGTACGAAGGACACAAGCGAAACGAGGAGATGACGATGGCTGCGAGAACTTCCGACCTGATCAACTGGGCCGCCAAGAAACGAGATGAAGAACTGAACGCCTGGAAAAAGCACAAGAACGCGGTTCTCGACGCTCGCGGAGCGATCGTCCTTCCCAATGACGTCTGCGTCGTCGAAATCGACAAGTCGATCATCACTCCTTCCGGCGAAGGGTGCCATGGCCTGGACTGGGAAGCCATTATGTGGTCCCAAAACACGAACGAAATGTGGGCGGTCTCGAATCCCGGCGACGCCCGCGAAGGACTGCGAGTCGTCGTGCGAGAAGTCACGCCGGCAGAACGAGCCGCCGCGGAAGCCGAACTCGAAGAAAATCGCTGGTCTTACTACATCTAAGTTTTTCCACCAACCACACGAGGAGATGACGAGATGAACGCTACAACGTTTCCAAGAATCGTCGAGGTCCGCCGGTATCATGGCGCGGTCACCGTCGAACTTTCTGATGGCGTTTCAATGCCCGCCGATACACCGGAGGAGATTGAGGCCATCGCAGCAGCCTCGATGCACTCGATTCACGAAGTGTATGAGGCGATTGATGACTCAGACGAAGGGAGGACGAATGAACGGAACGCCCTGGACTGAAGAAGAAGAGGCGCTCGTCGGCACCGACACCGACGGGGCCATCGCCGAGCAACTGGGGCGGACGCCGATGGCGGTCCGCAATAAGCGGCGAGCGATGGGGATCGCGCCGTTTCGCGAGTATCGCCATGAGTGGACCGATGACGAACTCGCCCTGTTGGGGGCGATGTCTGATGCCGAGGTCGCCGAGAGACTCGGCCTGACCCGGCTCACCGTTCTCAAGAAACGCCAGGCTCTGGGGATTCCTGCCGGGTTCCCCGACCGCGCGCCGAAGATTTACAGAGGCTGAGGCGTGATCACGCGCGTGATCGAGTGGTCTGCACTCTACAGACGCCGGAGATACCGGGTGCTCTACAGCGGCCCGACTCGCTACGGCCCGCGCGTTCTAAGCGAACTCGTCTCTCATATGTTTGGCTAGTAAACGCGAAAGAAAGTGTGTGATGGAAGCGGATGGCTTCGCCTGCCCGTTTCCGTCGCCAAGAATTGCAGGAAGAACCTAAGGCCGGGGGCGTCTCATACAGGATCGGTTGAACCGCTGTGCTTCGCGATTCCGCCGTGATGGCAACCACGGCGGCTAAGCGGATCCCGCCCGCTTAGGATCCGCTCGATTGCTGGACTGACCAACGCCTCCAGGAGATCTTGCTGCGACATCCGGTGCGCGATGCACCAATCACGGAGCGCCAAACGCTGGCGAGCGGTCAGCGTGAAATTGACCTGTTTTCGTAGCTCGGTCATGCAGATTTTGGGCTTGCGTTTTCTTGGCTCTAGACCACTAGATGTGGTCGCGGCTCAAGGATGGTCACGCCGCTCCCCGCTCGGTCGCGTCGTCAGGGATGCCGGCCCGACCGAGCACATTGTATGAGCCAACGTCGAGCTGGGACACCCCAATCATGCAATGGAGTGCAGGAGACGTTCTCTGCTGCTACGGAACCGACTGGCTGTCGCGGGCCATTCGGGTCAAGACATCCTGGCCATTCGATCCGTGCAGCGTCTGGGATCCGCCGAGTCACATCGGGATCATCACCGACGACGCCTCGCTGGGCCGCGTGCTCGTCGAAAGCACCACGATCTGTGCCGCGCCGTGCTTGGTCGCGCGTCGCCGGAAGTCCGGCATTCAGGTCCATCCCCCCGATGAGCGGGTCGCCGACTACACACGGCCCGGCGGGCGGGTCGACGTGTATCGGCAGGTCGGCATCCATCGTCTGGGCGAGACTGAAATTCATCGCCTCAACCTGGCCCTTCGCGAACTGATCGAGGAGGGTGCGGAGTACGACAAGCTCGGCGCGCTGATCTCCGGACTGGCCCTGTCGAGCGTCACCCGCTGGAGCAACGCCTCCCTGCGGACCCTCTTCTGTTCGGAGCTGGTCGCCGCCGTACTGATGCGTGTCAACCTGCTGAACCGAGACAACCCCATGCGGTACAGTCCCGGCCGCCTGCTCCGCGAGCTGCTGCGGACCGGCGTGTATCGCCGGGTCCGGCAACATCTCCCCCAGGGAGTGATCCGGTTCGGCAACTACGCGGAGCTGCGCCTGCATGGCTGAAGCCCCCCGCCATCTCCTGCTCACCTTGGCCCTGCTGGTGGTGTCCACCGCCGCGGCAGCCGCGGAGCTCCGCGCGCCGCTGGATGTCTGGGGCCTGGGGCAGTGCCCCAACGAGCTGGCCTTCTGGCACAGCTACCGGACCGACGCCGAGTTCCGTCGGCGACTCGATGAGCAGTTCGTCGTGCGGCGGCTATTGATCGGGCATTTCCCGATCCAGGCCCTCCTCAAAGGGATCATTGCCGGGCCGACCTTTGCCGTCCCCGGCCGCCCCCTCGTGGTCGGCTTTCGCGGGCCGGCCCAGCTGCTGCATGAGCTGGGGGTGCCGCTGAGCGAGGCGGACCGCCGCCAGTGGCAGGAGGAAGCCCCGCCGCACCAGCCCGAAGGGGAGATCGTCGATCCCGCCGAGATCAAACGGCTGCTCGCCGACGAACTGCGGGACGCGCTCGAGGCCGCGCGGCAGGCCGATCGGGCCGCCGTGCAGCAGCAGTTGCAGGCGTTGCAACGCCGCCTGGAGGCCCAGGCGACCGGGCAGGGACAACTCCCGCAGGATGTACTGCTGGCCCTGCAACAGCAGGCCGCCGACATCGAGCGGCTTCGCCAGCAACTCCGCACACCTCCAGCGCCCACGAATGGGCACACACCCGACCCGGAGCCCGACCCCAAGGCCCGACCCCTCTCCCCTCCTTCCGGTGCCTCTGCGTGGAACGCTCCGGGTCGGCTCGGACATTTGCTGCTCACCTCGCTCCCCTGGCTGCTGCCGCTGGCCACCGGCGGCGGCACCGTCGGCGCGGTCTGGCTGGCCACCCGACTGCTGGCTCGGGGAGTGCCCGCCGTCGCGCACGCGGTCACCCGAGCGACGGACTCGGCGAGTCCCAGCCCCTGCCGCGACTGCCCCGCCTTGCGAGACGAATTGGCCCAGGCCCGCCGGCAGCTCGATGACCTCCGCCGGCGGCCGGCCGGCACCCAGTTCGTCCCCGTCGAGTCGGCCCGCTTCCGTGAGGCGTTTGAGAGCGCGGTTCGCGAGACCGTCCGCCGCTATCCAGGCACCGAGGACACGATCACTGTCCTCCGCAACTACATGAACCAATACCTCCCCACAGGGATTACCCCATGACCACGACCAACGATGCCTTCCTCTATTACAACTACTCCGGCTGGGACAAGTACGCCTTGGCGGTCCCCAACTGCGGCGGCAAGAGCCACACGCAGAACGGCGAGATCCTCAAGTTCGTGGAGACCATCGGGCGGAACCTCAGCTCGGTGATGTGGCACACCGACTCGCGGCTGCGGACGCCGCCGTCGATCAACACCGTGATCCGGGTCCACAAGCTCTGCATTCGCGCCCGCGCGCTGCTGGGGACCGCGGCCGTCCCGGCCAACGTCCCCAACCTGGAGCCGGCCCACGCCCTGCCGGCCCCGGAGGTCTTCCGGGTCTATCCGGTGCCGTACTTTGAAGTCCGCAACTCCTGGCTCAAGGAATGGGCCATGCTCACCCTGCTGGCGCTCACTGAGGCGATGCAGCACAACGAGAACGCCCGCCCGCTGGAGATCTCGCAGAACTTCGCCGGCCAGATCGGCCAGTACATTCAGCGGGTGTACCGCAAGCTGGCGACCGAGCTGCTGCAGGTGCCGCTGGATGCCGCCAACGATCCCGGCTTCACCCTCACCGACGAGCAGCTCAAGAGCTACGACCCGCCGAAATGGTTCACCGCCACCGAGATGATCGACGTGACTCCCGACCTCCACGAGTGGCCCACCGAGAACGACCTCGAGCCGATCACCAGCGGCATCCCGGTGACGATGCTGCCGGTGCTCGGCCGCTATCCCACCAACCCGACGGTCGCCGGAACGCAGGTCGTCGCCGGCTCCGGCAGCAGCTGGGTCGCCGCCAACAACGCCTGATCACGCGCGTGATCGGAGTCCCGATCCCGCCCCCCTCCAGTCCCCTCCAGACCCCCTCCCCTGATGAAACCCAAACAGCACCTCGGCCCCGCGCCGGCGATCGCCGCGCGCGAGGAGTTCGACCTGGCCCTCACCTGGATCGGCTGGTGCCGCGCGTCGCTGGCGCAGGTGCAGGCGACTCTCCGCCTGGCGATCGACCAGCTGCGGCAGCAGACCGCCAAGCAGGCGCACGTCAAGGTGGGGGGCACCACGCTGGCGATTGACGAGTATCAGTCGCGGCTGGAAGCGGCGGCGCTCGAGTACGCGCAGCAGCACCGCGACGAACTGTTCGCCGCCCGGCAGAGCTACCGCGTGGGCGAAGTGGAGATCGCCTGGCGAAAGTCCGCCGAGACGCTGGTGCCGCTCGATGCGGAGACCAGCGACGCCGACCTGGTCGCCGCCATCGTGGAGCAGCTCGATCTGCAACCCGAGCTGGCCCGGCTGTTCGCCGACTACCAGATCGCCCCCTGGCTGAAGCTCGAGATCAGACTCGACCGCTCCGGCATCCTCAAGGCGCTCCGCAGTGGGCAGATCACCACCGAGGAGCTGCACGCCGTCGGTCTGACGGTCGAGCGCCCCGACCCGAAATGGGCCATCACCTGACGGCCGCGGTCGCGGCCCCGCACACCCCGCCCCAGGAGACCGCCGATGGCTCCCCCCAGTGATGCTTACGAGTTCCGCCTGCAGCATGCCGAGCAGTCCCTCGACCGGCTGCTCAGCGACTACCACGACGGCCCGCAGGGGGAGTTCGGCGTGCGGACCAAGGTGCTGTTGATGTGGCACGCCCAGCTGGGGGTGTTCACGCTGGCCGGCGCCATCCTCGGCTGGATCGCCTGCCGCCTGTTCGGCGGCTGACCGGCATTCCCCTGACTCAAGGATGATCTGATGCCCACCATCCCAATCTGTACGCGGAAGAATCGCTCTCCGTCGCGCACGATGTGCGGGAGTGGGCCATCGCGAATGGGGAGGATCCCCGACTGCGGATCGCCCTCTGCGGCTACGAAGGGGAACACGAACTGCCCGACTCCTGGGAGTGCGTCCCCTGGCGAGCGCAGGGAGGTTACGGCAATCACAATAAACACAACGTCAACCGCAGCCGCGAGCGGATCTGGTTCTCTCCTCACTGCCTGAAGGTGCCTGATGCGCTGGACTGACCGACTGCTCGATGTGGTCTATTACGGCTCCCTGCTCGCCGCCCTGGCCTGGATCGCCGTGGGCATCGCCGCCTGCGCCCGGGGTGGTGAGCCACCACCGGCCGCCCCGCCGCAACTGGTGATCGACTGCCGCATCGTCGACGTGTACGACGGCGACACCCTGAGCGTCGAGATCGTGCTCCGCAGCCGGGTCCGCCTCCGGGACTGCTGGGCCCCGGAAATTGCCGGCCGCGGGGTCACCCCCGCCGAGAAGGAGCGGGGGCTGGCCGCCCGTGATCACCTGCGGGAGACGATCGGTCCCCTGCCGGCCCCGGCCCGTCTGGTGATCCCCCTGGGGGCCGCGCAGACCGTGGGCGAGCTGTTCAGCTTCGACCGCCTCCTGGGGGATGTCTTCGCCGGCCCCCCCGACCGCCTGCGGTCGCTGGCCGAGACCCAGATCGAGGCGGGGCACGCCACTCGCGACCGCCGCTGAGTCTTTCCCTTCCTCTTCGGCTTCCCCCATGAAAAAACGAGCCGCCCGGCGACCGTCGCCTGCCCCTCGACGCGCGGCCCCGGCCCCGCCGCCGCCGGCCGCGGCCGTCGAGACGCCGGATCAGGACCGCGCCGCCGCCTATGCGCGACACAAAGAGCGGGCCCGGCAGCGGCAGGCCGAAGTGACCGCCGCCGGCGTGGAGATCGGCCCGCTTCCCGAGGTGGCCGACCCCCCCCGCCGCCAGAGTTGCGAGTGGGACTTCCGCCGCTTCTGTGAGACCTACTTTCCCCAGGACTTCCGCTTCGCCTGGTCCCCCGAGCAGCTGCTGGTCATCCAGCGGGTGGAGCGGACGGTCCGCCAGGGGGGACAGTTCGCGCTGGCCATGCCCCGCGGCAACGGCAAGAGCACCATCTGCGAAGCGGCCGTGCTGTGGGCCACGCTGTACGGCCACCATCGCTATGTCATGCTGATCTGCGCGACCCTTGACAAGTTCACCGACGAGGCCCTCCCCTCGATCAAGACCGCGCTGGAGAGCAACGAGCTGCTGGCCGCCGACTTCCCCGAGGTCTGCTACCCCATCGCCTGCCTGGAAGGGGTGATCCAAAAGGCGAGCAAGCAGACCCTCAACGGCGAACGAACCTGCATCGGCTGGAAGGGCAGGCGGATCATCCTGCCGACGGTCCCCGGCGCCCCGGCCAGCGGCGCGATCATCGGCGGCGGCGGGCTGCAGGCGGGGACGATTCGCGGCAGCAAACTCCGCCGCCGTGAGGGGGGTATCATTCGCCCCTCGCTGGTCCTGCTCGACGATCCCCAGACCGACGAATCGGCCGCCTCGCACCGCCAGTGCGACACCCGAGAACGACTGGTCTCCAGCGCCGTGCTGGGGATGGCGGGGCCGGCCGCCAAGATGTCGGTGCTGATGCCCTGCACGGTGATCGTTCGCGGGGACATGGTCGACCGGATGCTCGATCGGGAGAAGTACCCGGAGTGGAAGGGGCACCGTACGGCGATGATCCTGCGGTGGCCGGAGCAGATCGAGAAATGGGAAGAATGGAACGACCTCCGCCGCGAGGAGCTGCGGGGGAACGACGACCTCCGCTCCGCCGACGAGGATCCCGCCCCCCGGGCGACCGCCTTCGTCCGCGCGCACTACGAGGAACTGCACGCCGGGGCCGAGGTCTCCTGGGAAGCGCGGAAGCGCCCCTATCATGTTTCAGCGCTGCACCAGGCGATGGAGCTCTACTACCGGGATCCGCTGGGGTTCTTCAGCGAGTATCAGAACTGGCTGCTGACCCCCGGCTCCCCCCCCGATCCGACCCGCGCGGAAGACCTGCATCTCGATCCGGCCCGGCTGGCCTGCCGCTGGTCCGGCTACGAGCGGCTGGTGCTCCCCCCCGATACGCAATGGGTCACCGGCTTCATCGACTGCCATGACCGCGTGCTGGTCTGGCTGCTCTGCGGCTGGGCCCCCAACTTCAGCGGCGCGATCATCGACTATGGCACGTGGCCGCCGGCCACGCGGCCGACGTGGACCGTCGGCACGTTTCGCCCGACCCTCAAGGAGCAGTACCCGGGGACCGGACAAGACGGCGCCCTCGTCGCCGGCCTGCGGGATCTCTCCACGCGGCTGCTGGCGGAGACGCCGCGGCGGGAGGATGGGGTGATCTTCTCCCCCAGCCTGCTGGCGATCGACACCGGCTACATGGGATCCACGATCAAGAAGTGGATCGCCGCCACGCACGATCCCCGCCTGCTCCCCGCCCTGGGGCGGATCGTCGGCCCCAACGACGTCCCCTTCTCGCAGTTTCGTCCCCGCACCGGCGAGCGGATCGGCGAGGACTGGATCCTCCGCCAGCCCCGCAGCGGCGCGTTCAAGGGGCAGCACCTGCTGATCGACACCTACTCCTGGAAGACCTTCGCCGCGCGGCGGCTGCTGGCCGAGCCGGGGGATCCCGGCTGCGTCACCCTCTACGGTCGGGGAGAGACCGCCGCCGACCGCCGCCGGCACGATTTCCTGGCCCGTCAGCTGGCCGCCGAAGAGGCCAAGCCGACCAAGGGGCGGCAGCCGGTCCATGTGTGGGACAAGCGCCCCGGCGAGAGCGAGAACCACTGGTGGGACTGCTTCGTGGCCAACTGCGTGCTGGCCTCACTCCTGGGCGCGCGGCTGGGGGGGGACGCCACCCCGGCCCCCGCCGACACCCGCCGGCGGACGATGGCCGAACGCCGCGCCGAAGCGCGGCTCCTCCGCGAGCGTCGCCGCCGCTCCACCTGATCTGATACACTCAGCGAGTCAGCAACGCAGTTCAAGGGACGCACGGATGGCAGCAGACCCCCCCGGCCGGCGGCCGGACCAGCAGACACCAGGCCCGAGCGGCGGGCCGCCCGGTGAGACGATCGGCTCCGGTCCGGGGGCCCGGTTGGGAATCGAGTGCCCCCACTGCGGCTGCCCTGAGAGCGCCGTGATCGACTCCCGGCTCCGCCCGCTGCGGGTGGCCGGCAAACAGATTGTGACCCGGTTCCGCCGCCGGACCTGCGACTTCTGCGGCGGGCGGTTCACCACCCGCGAGGAGCTGGCGGGGAGCGGCTGAGGCGACGCCACCAGATGTAGGGGGGAGTTTCGCCGCCGCGGTCCGAACGTGGGAGATCGGGCTGGCAGGCCGCCGGACCCGCGGAGCATGATGGCCGCCCGACCGACCCGCGCAGCGGCCGGGGGTTCTCCGTGCCCAGCCCCCGGCCGCCAGCGGTGCCGGCTGAGTCGCGCCCCGACCCTCAGTGTGAGCGCCCCATGAGCGATCCCGTGGCCGATGCCGCCGCCAAAGCGAAGAAGGTGACCGTCGACGGCCAGACCGTCGAGCGGCACTCCCTCAGCGAGCAGATCGAGGCCGAACGTCATGCCGCGGCCAAGACCGCCGGCACCGCGGCCAACATGGGGATCCGCCTGGGGCAGTTCCGCAACAAGGGGACGACGTGACGGCCGCCGCCACCCCTCAACTCGATGCGGAATCGCTGGCCTTTCTCGGGCGGCTGGCCCGCCGGGAGCAACGCCGCGGCGGGGGGCTGCGGAAGCGGCAGCGGCACCAGCTGCAGGCCGCCTATGACGCCGCCCAGACCAACGAACTCAATAAGAAATACTGGGGGAACGTCGACAGCCTGTCGGCCAACGAAGCGAACTCCCCGGAGGTCCGCAAGACGCTGCGGGAGCGGGCCCGCTACGAGTGCCACGAAGCCAACCCCCTGCTCAAGGGGGTGGTGCACACCCTGGCCAACGATGTGATCGGCACCGGCCCCAAGCTGCAGATGCAGCTCCCGGACCAGGCGCTCAATCGGGAGATCGAGCGGCACTTCCACGCCTGGTGCCGCGAGACCCGGCTGGCCAAAAAGCTGCGGACGCTGCGGATCGCCCGCCTGGTGGACGGCGAAGGGTTCGCCCAGCTGATCACGAACCGCCGCCTGCGGCACCTCGTGCAGCTCGACCTGCGGGTGTTCGAGGCGGACCGCTGCGCCTCCCCCTGGTCCCTCCGGGATCGGGAGAACGAAGTGGACGGGATCCGCTTCGACGAGGCGGGCAATCCGCTGGAATACCTCCGCCTGCGGACTCACCCCGGCGGCCCGGAAGGGGGCTCCCAGGAGGTGGAGACGATCGCCGCCGAGCGGATCATTCACCTGTTCCGCCAGGACCGCGCGGAACAGTACCGGGGCATCCCCGAGATCACCACCGCCCTGCCGCTGGCCGCGCTGCTGCGGGATTACATCCTGGCCGTGCTGCACAACGTCAGGACCAACGCCAAGTTCACCGCCATCATGCAGACCAAGGCGGCGGCGGTGACCGAGACGGGGGACTCCTACGATCGGGACGTGATCCCTTACGACTTTCAGGACATCGATTACGACATGCTGACGGCGCTCCCCGCCGGCTGGGAAATGAAACAGTTCCAGTCGTCCCATCCGATGGCCACCTTCGACATGTTCGTCCGCGAGATCACCAGGATGCTGGGCCGCTGCCTGCTGCTCCCCTACGGGATCACCGCCGCCGACAGCAGCGGGTACAACTACAGCTCGGGCCGCCTCGATCATCAGCAGTACAACCACGCCATCCGCGTGGACCGGCACGAGATCGAGCTGGAGTGCCTGGACCGCGTGCTGGAGCAGTGGTTCGATGAAGCGATGCTGGCGGGGCTGATCCCCGCCGAACTCGGCGCGCGGATCGAGTACCTGCCCCACATGTGGTTCTGGGACTCCCGCGGCCATGCCGACCCCCTCAAGGAGGCGAACGCCCAGGCGGTCGCGCTGAAGAGCGGCACGTCCCATCGGGCCAGCGCCTATGCCGCGCTGGGCAAGGATCTCGACGTGGAAGACGAGCTGGCCGCGGCCGGCTACGGCGTCGACGTCCCGACCTACCGCCGGGCCCTGTTCCTGAGCCAGTTCGCCCAGCAGGGGCAGCCGCTGGACGCCCCCGACCCGGCCGCCGACAGCGAAGCCGAGCCGGCCCAGACCCTCGACGAGGAGGAGTGACCGCGATGCCCCGCACCACTGCCGCCGACCGCCGCCGCCGCCGCCGGGCTGCCCTGCAGGCCAGCGGGGCGAGTTCGTTCCGCGCCACCGACGCCGCGTCGCGCGTCACGCTCACCGCCGAAGCGGGGACGTCGACGACCGCCGCCCCCCCCTTTACGATGCTGGCCTATACCGGCGGCCGGCTGCTGGTGCCGATCTTCGACGTGCCGGCCGTGGTCCTGCTCAGCGGGCTGACGGTCCCCAGGTCGACGCCGATCCTCCTGGATCACGATAAGACCCGCCGGGTCGGGCACGTCGAGCGGGTCGAGAACGACGGCCGCGCGCTGCGGGTCAGCGGCCGGCTTTCCGCCGCCACCCCCGCCCGCGAGGAAGTGATCGAGTCGGCCCGCGCCAACTTCCCCTGGCAGGCCTCGATCGGCGTGCAGATGCAGGCGGTCCGCCGGGTCGCCGCCGGCCAGACGATCGAGGCGAACGGGCAGACCTTCACCGGCCCGCTGGTGCTGGTGACCAGCGCCACGCTCCGCGAAATCAGTTTTGTTTCCGTCGGCGCCGACGAGACCGGCACCGACGCCACCATTCACGCCGCGGCAGCGGCCGCCCTCTCACCCTCTGAAGGACGATCCATGACGTTTGAACAATGGCTGACTGCGCAAGGCTTCACTGCCGCCGACCTGACCGACCCGCAGCGGACCTTCCTCCGCGCGACGTATGACGCCGAGCAGCTGCGGGCCGCCGCCGCCGGCAGCCCGACCAACGCCGCCGCCGGCAGCTCGACCAACGCCGCCGCCGGCAGCTCGAGCGGAGCGGCGAACAACCCCGCGAACACCGCCCCGGCCGCCCCCCTGCAGGCCGCCGCCGCCGGGACCGCCGGCAGCCCGACCAACGCCGCCGCCGGCAGCTCGAGCGGAGCGGCGAACAATCCCGCGAACACCGCCCCGGCCGCCCCCCTGCAGGCCGCCGCCGCGCACGCCACGGCGACCCCGGACCAGCTGCTGGCCACGATGCGGGCCGAACACGCGCGGGTCCACGGCATCGAACAGCTCTGTGCGCAGTTCGGCGACCCGACCTTCACAGTCAATAACCAGACGGTCGAACTCCGCGCGCACGCCATTGCCGAAGGGTGGGATCTCCAGCGGACCGAGCTGGAGGCCCGCCGCGAAGCCCGTGGCGGCGGCCCGGCGATCCACTCCCGCAGCCACACCGCCGACTGCACCCTGCAGGCGTTGCAGGGGTCGCTGCTGCTCCGCTGCGGCCTGCGGCTGGACGATCCCGCCTGGACCTCCCCGGCCGCCCTGGCGATGGGGCACATCCCCGCCTGGCTGCGGGCCGGGATCAACGACCAGCAGCGGCAGCAGGCGATGGAGGCGGCGCACCGCTACGCCGGCATGAGCCTGCTCGACCTGGCCCGGGAGGCGGTCTGGCTGGACGGCCGCGACGCCCCTTACAACCGCGACGCGATGCTGCAGGCGGCCTTCAGCGGCGGCACGCTGAGCCACCTGTTCACCAGCAACGTCTCCGCCTCGGTGCTGGCAGCCTTCGCGCAGTTCCCCGATACCACCCGGGGCTGGGTCGCCGAGAACCCGAACATCCCCAACTTCAAGACGCACGAAAAGGTCCGTCTGGAGATGAGCGGCGGCCTCAAGAAGCTCCCCCGGGGGAAGACCGCCGAGCATGGTTCTGTCGAGGACACCGGCGAGTCGTACAAGATCGCCCGCTACGCCAAGCAGCTGGTGATCGACGATCAGGACATGATTGACGACAATCTCGACCTGTTCGCGCAGTTCCCGCGGGACATGGGTCGGGATGCCGCCCGCCTGCGGCCCGACCTCGTGTATGGGATCCTGCTCCGTAACCCGGCGATGGCGGACGGGGTGGCCCTGTTCCACGCCGACCACGGCAATCTCAAGACCAACAACGCCTTCGCCGCGTCCGGCCTGCAGGCGCTGCTGACGCAGCTCGGCCTGATCCAGGAGAACGGGGTCAACCTGAATCTGATGGCCACCCATCTGATCGTCCCCCAGACCCTCAAGTTCACCGCCGACCAGCTGCTGCGGTCCCCTGAGACCCGGGCCGCGGCGGCCAGCGGCGGCCCCACGGCAAACCCCCTCCTGGGCTACATCGCCAACATCGTGGCGGACGCCCGCCTCGACAACGGCCTGACCGATCCGGACACCGGCACCGCCGCCGCCGGATCGACCACCGACTACTACATCCTCGATGCCAACTACCCGCCGATCGAAGTCGGCACCCTGGCCGGCTCCGGCGGGGTCCCCAGACTGCGGCGGACGCAGTTCACCGGCGAGGGCCGCTACGGGATGTCCTTCGACATCAACCACGATATCGGCGCCAAGGCGATCCGCGCCGCCTCGATCCACAAGGCCGAGGCCTGATCCCTGATCACGCGCGTGATCAGCCCTGCGTTGTCCCCCTGACCCCTGACCCCTGACCTCCGCCATGACGACCACTGCCGCCTTCGAGTTCGTGTTTCGGGGCCGGACCTTCCGGTCCGGAGACGACCTGTCCGGGCTGCCCCCCGAGCAGCTGGCCAACCTCCTCCGCACGGGACACGCCGTGGCGGCCCCCGCCGCCGACGCGGCAGCTCCGGTTCCCGAGCAGGAACCGGCCAGGCCGAAGCGGAAGCGCTGAGCGCCGCGGCCCGGCCCCTGATCCCTGATTCCTGACCCTTTGACCATGAGGCCCCCATGTCTGAAGCGATTCTGAAAGATCTCCGCCACGAGCGGCTGCTCGTGGCCGCCGCCGCCGTCCTCTGCGGCGACGTGTGGCAGCTCCCCGACGGCCGGGCCGGAGTCCGCCAGGGACTCAACGCCATCGCCGCCAACGAGTCGGCGGCCTTCGCCACCGAAGGGCAGTTCCTGGTCCCCAAGACCGCCAGCATGGCCTTCCTCGACGGCCAGCGCGTGTACTGGGATCACTCGGCGAACAAGGCGCACAACCGCGCCCTGAGCGACCGCGATTTCTTCCTGGGGACGATCGTCGGCGACGCCGCCGCCGCCGATACGACCTGCGTTGTCAACCTCAACGTCAGCGGCCGGCCGATCATCGACCTGCACGACGGCCCCTTTGCCCATGTCCCGGTGCTGACGGCGGGGACGCCGATCCTGCACCAGGTGGGGGGGACCGCCCGGGCCGCCTTTTCGCTGACGGCCGAGGCCCAGAAGCTGGACCTGCTGAGCGTCCGCAGCTTCCCCTTCGATGCCCCCTGGATTCTCGAAGCCCTGGCGGAGGTCGCCACCAACGCCGATGCCGACGTGGCCGATCTGTCGATCGGCGTGGCCAACGGCACCCACGCCAGCGACGCCGATGCGATCACCGAGTCGGCCTTCTTCCATTTCGACCTGGGGGCCGACCTGAACATCGACGCCGAGAGCGACGACGGGACCACCGAGGTCAACGCCACCGACACCACCGTGGACTTCGCCGTGGGCACCCCGGTGCTGCTGCAGATTGACGGCCGCGACCCGGCGAACCTCAAGTATTACATCAACGGCGTGCGGGTGCTCTCGGCGACCACCTTCGACATCAGCGCCGCGACCGGGCCGCTGAAGGCCCTGTTTCACCTGGAGAAGTCGGCCAACGATTCCCCCGGCGTGGTCCTGCTGCACGACCTCGCCGTGCGGCTGATGGAGCAGCCCTGAACGGGGACTGACTGAGGACTGACCCGCGCCCCCTGGACTGTGCCTGTGGCCTTTGACGACGACATCACCGACGCCCTGAGCGACCTGCGAAGCGAGGCGGGACGGACGGTCACCGTCCGCCGCGGCGCGACCGAGATCGCCATCACCGCCGTCCCCGGCACGACCCGCAGTTCGATTGAGACGGACCAGGGGGCGCGTCTGGAAATGACGGTGAGGGACTTCGTGGTCCGCGCGGAAGACTATGACTTCGGCGATGGACCGGTGCTGCCGCGCCCCGGCGATGAGATCGACGACCTGACGGAGACGTTCGAGGTCTCCGCCCTGGCGGACTCCATCCCCTGCTGGGAATGGTCCGATCGGGGCCACACCTCCCTCAGGATCCACACCACGGAGCGCTGATGCCGGCCTTTTCGCACGACGTGGCCCTGGCCGACGACATCGTCGCCGAGCTGAACGCGCGGAGCTGGTCGCAGCCCTTCGTGGCGATCCGCACCTGGGTACCCCGCTGGTCGGTCCGCGGGGCCGAACTGGCGGAGCTGCAGGTCGCCGTCAACCCCTGGATCGACCCCACGCTGGAACAGCGGGAGCGGGGGGAGATGTGGTCCGAGTGGCCGATCGACATCACCATCGCGCAGCAGCTGACCACGAAGACCCGCGCCGCCGTGGATGCCCTGGCCGACCTGGTGGAGGAGCTGCGGCGGTTCCTCTGCCCGCAGGCCTTCGACCTGGGGGACGGCCGCCTGTTCGTCTCCCGCACCTGCGAGTACCTGGCCCGCTTCGACCCGAGCCAGCTGCAACGTCAGACGGTCTCCGGCAGCGAGGTCTATACGGGGCACTTCCTGAGCGCGTTTCGGATCCCCTTCGAACTCCTCCTGGAGGATCCCGAAGCGGCCACGGTGTCCCCCTGAGTGTGAGATGTGCAGCCATGCCCGCCATCGGTTATCGCCAGTCGCTCGCGAAAATGAAGAGCTCCTTTTTCGACCGCCGCCGCGTGACCGACCGCCTCCGCCCCGGTCTCGCCCGCGGCCTGAGCCGCTTCGGCTATTTCGTGATGCGGGACGCGCGGCAGCGGATCCGCAAACGCCGCCGCCCGTCGCGCCCCGGCGAAGGGCCGACCTTCCAGGGGGGGCCGCTCAAGCCGCTCCTGCTGTTCGCGTTCGACGCGGCGCGGGAGTCGGTGGTGATCGGCCCGGCCCGGCTCAACAGCCGGATCGCCCAGCTGGAGATCCCCCGCCTGCTCGAAGAGGGGGGGACCGCCACGATCACCGGCGGCCCGGCCCGCGGGCAACATTACACCCTGGCGCCGCGGCCCTATCTGCGGCCCGCCTTCGAGCGGCAGCTCGACCGGCAGCGGGAGCTGCTGCAGGGAATTTTACGGTGAGACACCGCGGCCACCGCAGCCGCGGTGCCGCAACTTTGGAACCCTCAGCACAGAGGTGACTCATGGCCCAGACCGGTGCCCCGATTCTCGGCAAGAACTGCCGCCTGTACCATTCGTCCGCCGTCCTCTCCAGCGCGTCCTGGACCGAGGTGGGGAAGATCCAGGGGCTGAACAAGACCCAGGGGAAAGACGTGGCGGAAATCAAGGAGCGCGGTCTCAATGAGACCGTCGTGCTCCCCGGCCATGTGACCCGCGAGGTCAGCTTCCAGCTGACCCGCCGCCCCGGCAACACCCAGTACGACGCGATCGCCGACGCCTTTGAAAACGGCACGAAGATCTGCCTGGCGGTGATGACTGGAACCATCACCGAAGAGGGGCAGCGGGGCTATCAGGCGATGTGGCATGTGACCCAGTTCGACGACGATCAGGCGCACGACTCCACCGCGGTCAACGTGACGATCCGTCCCGCCGCCGATTACGGCAGCGGCGATGCCCCCGTGGCGGTGCAGATCGCCGGCTCCTGAGATCACGGCGTTCCCCGGCGGCGGCCGCCGCCCACACAAGATGATCCCTATCACGAGGTGACCCGATGGCTAAAGAGAACGCGAACCCTGTCCCGAGTCCTCCGCCGGCCACCCCGCCGGCCGCGGCGGGCCCGCCGCAGGCCGGAGAGATCGTCACTCAGACGGTGGTGGATCCCCGGACCGGCGAGAAACGGAGGATCAGGGTCAAGATCCTGGGGGTCGGTGTCCCCCCGCAGGAGTGACGCCGCGGACCGGAATTGACCCCCGACGATGGAGTGCTCCCCCATGAAGATCTTTCGCGACGACGTCAACGCCGAATGGACGCTGGAACTGCTCCGCCCGCAGTTCCGCCGGGTCCAGGCGGAGTTGCAGATCGACCTGCTGGACATCGGCAATCAGCAGCTGTGGCCCCGGCTGATCGACGATCCGGCCTTGCTGGTCGACCTGGCCTGGGTGCTGCTTCGCGAACAGGCCGAGAGCCGCGAGATCGACGAGCTGGAGTTCGCACGCCGCCTCAGGGGTGACGCCCTGGACCGCTTCGCCGATCTCTTGCTGGAGGAGCTGATCGATTTTTTCCCGAGCCGCCGGCGGCAGATGCTGCGGGCGGCACTGGCGAAGACGCGGACCCTGATGGCACGGCACCAGGAGCATGCGCGGACGATCCTGGACTCCCCCCGACTGGAACAGCTGGTCGACCTGCAGCTGGAGCGGATGGGGCTGGAGATCGACCAGGAGATCGACCGACTGACCACTGGCGGACCTTTCACCGCTGGGCCGGCTACTGCGGCGCCGACCCCGACCGGGAGACCCTGCGAACCCTCGCCTGGATGATCGACGGCCGCCTGGAGATCAGCTGGCGGCAGACCGCGCATCTGGCGGCGGCCATCGTCAACAGTCAGTTCGGCCGCAAGCAGTTCGTCCCCCCCGAAAAACTGAACCCGTACCTGGCCGGCCGCGAGGCCGCCGTGTCCCTCGACGACGTGCTGGGGATCGAGATCCCCGGCGACCCGGCCTGACCCTCAACCCCGTGTGTGTGACTCATGGCGGAATCGGGAGCGATCCGTGCCGGACGCGCCTACGTGGAACTGTTCGCCGACGGTTCGGCGCTCCACCGCGGCCTCAAGCAGGCGGAAAAACGGCTGACCGCCTTCGGCGCGTTCGTCACCCGCTCGGGTGCCCTACTCTCCGGCCTGGGGGCCGCGATCACGGGCCCCCTGCTGGCGGCCACCAACGTCTTCGCCTCGATGGGGGATCAACTCGCCAAGATGTCGGCGCGGACCGGCATCTCGGTCGAGTCGCTGTCGGAACTCGGCTACGCCGCCGAGCAGTCGGGGGCCGACCTGGCCACGCTCGAAGGGGGCGTCCGCAAGATGCAGAAGTTCCTCGTCGACGCGGCCGAGGGATCGAGCACGGCGCAGCAGACGTTGACGCGATTGGGATTGTCGCTGGCGGACCTGGGGAGCCTATCGCCCGAGCAGCAGTTCGAGTTGCTGGCCGACCGGCTGTCACAGATTCAGGACCCGGCCATTCGGGCGGCGACGGCGATGGAGGTCTTCGGCAAGACCGGGACGTCGCTGTTGCCGTTGATGCAGGATGGCGCGAAAGGGATCGCCGCTCTGCGGCAGCAGGCCCGCGACCTGGGGCTGGTCATCAGCACCGAGGACGCGAAAGCGGCGGAG